ATCCCAGATCCTCCGCGAAGTTCTCAAGCTCCTCCCCCGTGCGCTCAGCGTCGATCGCCCGCGCATCGACAGTTTCGATGACGGGCAGATCTTCGTGCTTTTCTTCTTTCTTTTTGCGGGCCATCAGCCGATCACTTTGCCTGCCAGGCGTTTTGCAACGGTCGTTCCGGTGTTGCGTTCTTTCTTCGACGGGGCAGGGCGGTCATCCTCTTCCGGCTTCTTTGACGTGCGTCCGAAGACCGTATCGGTTTTCCGGCCGCCCCACGGGTTACCGGAGCGCAGATCGACAGAATCCGACCAGTTGCGACCGTTGTTGCCTGCGCGGTCCTTTTTCGATACCTTCATTTCGTCCTCGCCTTGTGCTTCACGTCGGCATGACGCGCAATGATCTTACGCTTCGCGCCCATCGGAGGGAGTTTCGCACCCTTGCCGGGAGTTTTGCGCACGTCCTGCGCGCCCGACTGGCTATTCGGTTCTTTCGCCTGCCGGTGCGCCATGTCAGCCGCCCATTTTCGGCGTCTTCGGCGGCTTGCTATGTTTCATGGCCGGGTCTTTCGACTTGCCGCCGCCCTTAACCTCAGCCTCTGACGCCTTCTTGCCGGGGGCCGTATAGACCCGGCTCATACGGCCTTTCTTGCCTTCCATGATCAAAGACCGTCGCGGCGCATTTTCTCGCGCGTCGGACCGCCCTGAAGCTTTTCAGGAACGCTGGTCGGCTTGCCGTGGCATCCGCCCTGCTGCTCGCCCTTGTAGAAGGCGGTAGGATTCTGGGTCGGGGCTTTCGGAACGATTGTGCGGGAAACGGCCATGGTAGGCTCCTGAAAAGTTAGGGCATATCCGGCCAATGCCGGTTATTCTTGCGGAGATTATCCGAAGCTGGTATGACTTGCAAGTTTTGATCTGTATGCAGACCGCAAACGGTCTTGCTACGTAGCGGAACGATATGGTCTACATGGTACCACTCGCCGGTTACCAGCCCGAGAAAGTCGGCGGCGAAATAGAATTCCCGTATCTTTTCTTCGTTAGCCCATGATGGAGTGGCTTGAATCTTCGCGGCTTTGTAAGCCACAAATTTCGCTCGCGTCTTCGGCTTATTTCTTGCACGATAGGCCGCTTCGTTCTTCCGTGCCTGTTCAAGGTTCTCCGCTCGCCATTTGGCTTGTGCTTTCCGGCCGGCTTCCCTGTTTTCCTTTTGCCAGCGTAAAGACGCCTTGCCGGCGGTGTCGGGGTTGCGAGCTTTCCAGTCGTCGTTCGCTGCTTTTAGACAGGATTTGCATTTCGCCCGGTATCGACCGTCTTTTCTGGAATCCTTGAAAAACTCCGTCAAAGGCTTCGAAGCGAGGCATGCGGTACAGGTTTTCATCGGCGGCCGGGAAGCGAAGTGAAGTATGCCTTTCCTTGCGGATTAGTCGCCGAGTATAGCTCATCCGGCAAAGAGTTTTTACCGCTTGAGCATATCACGTAGGCGGCGCTCTCGACCCCTTCCATCAGGGTCCGATGGGGGCCGCGTTCCGGCTCTGAACCTTGCTGGCCGCTTTTGCTCATCGGAAATACATAGCCTCCGGCTATCGCATTCATAGTATGCCGCGCCTGGCTATCCACAAGGAACAGCCGCTTTCCCTTCATCTCCGTGCGGATCATCGGACTTAGCGCCCCACGGGATAATGAGGCGTAGGCCCCCCTCATCGGCTGCAAACCCTCACTCCTCATCGCCGCGAGTAGCGGCATGCGGTCCGCCTGATCCATCACGTCCGCCGGCAACCAGGTGTTCACCTTCGCGCGCGGGAAAGTCGCGCGGACAAGGCGCACGATGTCCGGTACAGCTTGAGCAGGAGAAACAGGCGAGATCCAGTCGGCCACGGCAACCATGCGCTCACCTTCAACAGAAACCAGAGCAGCCGTAGTGTCAGAACCTGAAGCGTTAAAACACAGAGCCAAGCTATCTCGCGCGCTTGGCTCGTACCCTTCGATGAGATTCCATGCCCCGAAGTCTTCATACACCGGTACTCCTGAAAACACCCGCTGGGCGTACGCCAGCGCGTTCAGTATGTCCCGCTTGCCGGACGGGAAGTTCAGGATCTCCGCCACAAGCTGGCTGTGCGCGCCGCGTCCTCCGACGAGCACGATGTCCCCGGCTTCGAAGAAGGGTTGCAGCCCGAGGATGAACTGCTCTTTCGAACGGTCCTGCGGAGCCTGGATTGCCTTGAGCGGCAGGCTTTCCCCCCTTCTAAGCATCTCCGCCCGCAATGGTTGCAACAACCACTCATCCAGCGAATTCTTCTCTATCGCCACAGTTGCGGCATCAAATCTGCGGGATGTGTCAAAAGCGTCTGCGATGATGGCGTCTGGCTTCCAGTACTCGCCGGAGCTTGCATGCACGTAGATGCGGGTTCCGAGCCGAGAAAGAACCACTCTGCCCGTCCGGTCAGAACTGCCCACGTTAGCAGTACGGGCGGGGTCCACCACCAGAGTACGCGGAAGCCACGGCGCAGGATCGATCGCAATCTCATGTAAATGACGCTCCTCGAACGGCTTGTCGGCGGTGCCGATTGCCTTGAGCATGTACTCCTGGAGAAACCCGTTCAGCTCCCCGGCGCGCTCCATCTGGTCGCGCTTCTCCCGGATCCACTCCATCGGATAACGCTCCGGCCACGTGGCGACCGTCGCCGGGTCGTCGATTTCCCCGTTGCAGATCGGGAACTGGAAACTCGTCCAGTCGGGGTTGGCCCGCAATCGCGTGATCATGCAGTCTTCGGCCAGTGGCGTCCCGGTGATGCGGATCTTCCCCTTCTCCTTGTCCATCGCGGGCATCAATTCGAGATAGAGCTTGTTCACGCTCTTCTTCACCGTCGCGGCGTCCTTCACCCGCTCCCGGTTCTCAATGTCGTCCAGGTATGCGCGATCAGGCCGCAGGTCATGCCACTTGAAGCCCCGGAACTCTTCCTCCCATCCATGCGCCTCCAGCAGTACGCCGTTGGGCAGCTCGAACTGGTGTTCATTCCACAGCCTCCCGGCGCACTTCGCCATCTTGCCGAACAGACTCAGCAGCTTGGTGTTGGTCGCCGCTTCGAACTTGATCGCCTCCAGCCGCTGGCACGCCTTGGTGTACGTCTCGCCGATGATGATGCAGTAACCCATGTTGGCGAAGCCGGCTTCGAGCAGCAGGAACTCCTCCGACAAGGTGGACTTCCCGCCTTCCCGGAACATCTCGATCAACACCAGCGGATCAACGCTGCGCCACGCGTCCATGATCCGGACGTGCGCCGGCGGACTCTGCTGTGGATGCCGGTGCGGGAACACCATGGCGGACGCCAGTGCGCGATCCTCCGAGATCACCCGGAGCATGGAGGCATTTGTCAGGCTCACTGTCTGATCTCCGGCGCAGATACCCGTAAGAACTCCCAGTCCTTCGGCGCGGGCCAGTATTTCACGGCGAAGACAGGAGTATAGAACATCATTTCGTTTTTCTCCCGGTCAGCTTGTCCTGTTTCTGGATTTTCTCACCATGCTGGGTTCTTTCCTGCCGGGTCTTCGGATCGCGCGGAAAGACGGGCTTATGCGTGAATGGCTGTTTGGGCATGGCGGGCTCCGTGAACTGGAATTCTGCGCCAATTGTACCGTGAATGTTTTTTCGATTCGCGAATTGGAGAAGGGGTCTCCAAAAATTGGCACCCCGTTCGGCGGGAGGGCCGAAGCCCCCAGAGTTCGATCGCATGCGATTGGATCGCGTCCGACTAAGGGTAAGCCCTAACCCGAAATGCGAATCAGTATCAACAACCCCCGTAGCACCGATGGCCCCAATATCTAATAGGACGGACTGGCTTGCTGGGTAAGGCTTCGCAGGTTCGTGTAGCACTTTTGTAGCACTTTGCCGTGTAGCACCGGCTAGAACCGACTTAGAACCTGTCGTGGAACTTACAGCTATCTTTCGTGGAACTTGTTAGTGAGCGCTCACTATCGATGTTTTGAAGGCGCGAATCAGGGCTCATTTCGCAACACTTGTTGCCAATTCCCGAATCGCTGGAGCAAATGGTGCGAAGCCTCCGCGCCTCGCACGCGCGCAGTCATAATGACTCACCCCAGATCTTCCTTGTGTTTCGTGTAGCAAATGCTATAGTTCAGATGCCATCAACTGAAGGAGACTGGAAATGAAATCCGAATCGCAGCTTCTAGCCGACGAACGTCGGCTGCTGGAGCGCACCACCGCCCATGTGGTGCTCACATTCCTCGCCAACGCCTATATCGAGTGCGTGTGCTATGACCCGTGGCTTCCTGAGGTAAAGCGCCACTGGACAATCCGTCGAACCGTTGACTATTCGGGACTCTGCCTGCAATGATCAAACCCTATATCTTCAAACGCAATGGCGTCTGGTGCGTCACGGCCTACAAAGGCCGCTGCGCAATTCCCCTTGCGAAAGCCATGAATCTCGCTGCGGACTTCGTCAGGAGGTTAAACGCATGATCACCTACGTCATCCTGTCGCCTGAAAGCGAAGACCCGCTTGGCTACATCCGTAGCGCCGGTGTGCCTACCCCGGAAGAGATGGCCGATCACCTGGCCGTCGTCGGCGGCTTTGCGAACCGGGATCACTTCCTGCACGTGAATCCCGGGATCAGTCTCGGTTACGCAGTCCTGCATTAAGCAAAACGGCCCGCAAAGGGCCGTTTCTCATTTCTGGTCCCCAACTATCTCCCCGACCATCGCAGCCCGCTGTGCGGCCTGATTTAAAGCCTCATCCGCCTTCAGGATGCACGGCTGGCACCACAGCGGCCCCGACCAGCGGACAAGCTCCAGCAAACCTACATCGAACGCCCTGCCACAGGCGACACACAAAACCGAATCGCGTTTCATCATCTGGCGCGCTCCAGAACTTCCCGGACGGAAAGCGCAACGTGCTTCCATTCGGCGCCAATCCTGACCCGGCATTGCTGCGCCCAATTGATCCCTTCCACGGCTGAGATCTCGCTCGCGTCAAGCCATTCGCAAACCGTTTCACATTTTCCCTGATACACCGGAAGCATGACCTTTTTGATCTTCATTTTTAAGCTCCTCTTTAATAAAACGTTAAAAATTCATTCGCCTGCTCATTCACTCATTCACCCTATAGGGTGTGAATGAGATGAATGAGGTGTTTAGGGTCATTCAGGTTCATTCGAATGAGTCTTGAATGAGCTGAATGAGGTCAAGAGGGTAGGCTAATTCTTTCATCTTCTTTACAAAGATGCCCTGAAATCACCATTCTGTTGATGCTCAACTTGATGCTTTGGCTCTGTGAAGGTGTGTATTCCATTTCCTTTTGCTTCGCCTTGACGGCCTCAACCAGCTCCGTTTCCGTCATATCGTCAGACATCCCGAGCGCATCCTTGAACACGTCAAAAATGAAAATCTGCGCTTGGACGGTCAACGGTTTGCGACCGTTTTTACGCTCAGGCGGAGTATCCGATTCCTTGACGTAGCACGAAGTGATGGCTTTTCCGCGCGGAGTTTTGCCGACTTCTACCGCCGGCAGGGTGAACGGAAACTCCGCGCCTCGCTCGCCATCCTTTAGCTTGTCCACCACCATTGAATGGTTGCGGCCGGACGCCGCAATCTCCAGAACGAAATCTGAGCCGGCGTAGATGGCGCTGGAGCCCCGCATACCTTTACTCTCGACCTTCCCCGTGTGGTGGACGAGAACGACCAGCGCGCCGGTATCGTCGTGCAATATCTTGCAATTCCGCAGAACGAGCGACATATCCTTGCTGCTGTTTTCGTCGCCGTCATGAGATAGCGCAAGCGTATCGATGAAAATCACGCCCGCCCGGGTGGATCTAAGCTTTACCGATTCGGAAATTGCCGCGACCGATTCCAGAGTCGCCAGGTTCGGTTGATAGTCTACGAACCAAGGCATAGGACCGTCGCCCTTGAACTGAAGATAGGCCGCAATGCGCTTCTTGATGCCGTTGCCGGCTTCCGCCGCAATGTAGAAGGCGTCCGCACGTTCGACATGCTTGCCGCGCCACACAGCCCCCCTGTGGATGGCGCAAGCCATATCGAGCGCAAAGAAGGTCTTACCGGACCCGGAAGCACCATAGATCACGCCAGTTTGCGCGCGGGGCACAACGTCTTCTACCAGCCAGTCGATGTCCTGAAAATCTGCCGCGAAGTGCGCGCCTTCGGTGAACGGCACGCGGTCGCCCGGTTTGGCTTC